GAATAATAAAAGAAAGAGGAGTGTAACAAATGTTAAATGATATCCTAAATAGAAGAATAGAGGTCGATTGGAAAAACGGCAAAAAATTGCAAATTAAAGAACTTACTTTCAAAGATTGGAAAGAAATGATAGAGATTGAAAAAATCGAAGATCCTGTGAAAGAGGTAGAGGAAAGAGTTAAATTTGTTGCAAAATGCCTCGACCGAAATTTAGAAGGAATAAGAATCAAGGTCAAAGACTTAGAGGACGTTAACGTTTCATATATCAACGCTATATGGACGCTATTATTAATTCAAATGAATTCAATCGCTAATGACCCAAACTAAAAATCCCACTACCTGATGACCCTGTAGTAAGGGAAGCAATATATGAGAAATATTTTGCGACGGAAGAGTGGGAACAAGACCTTGATAAGAGAACTGCGGAACTTAAAAGAATGTCAGATTATTGCGGTTTAAATTTCCTAGAAATAGAAGATTTGCCATTGTACACTTATTTACAAATTAGGCGTGATAGCTGGTTGGACAGCATGCAAAAAACAGAAGAAGCAAAAGAGGTACTAAAGAATATAATCAGACTAGGAAGAAAAGACGCAGACAAGAACTTAAAGAGGGGCTAGTTATTAGTCTCTCTTATTTTTTTAGGAAAGGAGGAGAAATATGACAGTAGGTAGTTTAGGTTTACCTCCGTTATACACGGAAATGAGGGTAAAACTAGATACTTTTAAAAGCGAAATGAACAAGGCTACAGCGTTCGCTACAGCTAAAGCTAGTGAAATAACTAGACACATGCAAAAGGCAAATAAAGTAGCTGACAGTATGGTTAGTTTTGGGAAAAAAGCAACTTTAGGAGTTACTTTGCCAATAGCGGCTGCTAGTGCAGGAGTGTTTAAGTTTGCTAAAGATTATGAAAGTGCCTTTGCTGGAGTACGTAAGACTACAGACGCAACCGAAGCAGAATACAAAAAATTAAGTGACGGTATTCGTCAGATGTCTAAAGAAATGCCAGCTAGTGCCGTTAGTATTGCACAAGTGGCAGAAGCGGCTGGACAATTAGGAATCAAAAAAGAAGATATTCTTAAGTTTTCAAAAACAATGGTTGACTTAGGAGTTGCAACTAACTTAACAGCAACGGAAGCGGCTACCTCTCTTGCACGTTTCAGCAACATCATGGGAACAAGTGCGGATAATGTTGACCGTTTAGGCTCTACTATTGTTCACTTAGGGAACAATACAGCGACTACAGAGCGTGAAATTGTTGAAATGGGAATGAGATTAGCTGGAGCTGGTAAGCAAGTAGGATTAACCGAAGCACAAGTCTTAGGATTAGCAGCCGCTATGAGTTCAGTTGGTATTGAAGCTGAAATGGGCGGTAGTGCCATGAGTAAGCTTTTAATTAAGATGAAATTAGCGACCACTCAAGGTGGAAAAGCATTAGAGGAGTTTGCAAACGCAAGCGGAGTAAGTGCTTCTAAATTTAAACAAGCGTTTGAACAAGACGCCTCACAAGCATTATTAATGTTCTTAAAAGGCTTAAAGAATGCTTCAGCACAAGGTAAGTCAGCTATTGAAATTCTTGATGAAATGGATATTTCTGAAGTGCGTTTGAGAGATACTATCTTAAGGGCGGCTGAATCAAACGAGAAATTTGGAGAAACGTTAAATATCGCTAATCAAGGTTGGCGTGAAAATACAGCCTTACAAAAAGAAGCACAACAAAGATACAAGACAACAGAAAGTCAGTTGCAAATAGCGAAAAATAAACTTATTGATATTGCTATCACGCTAGGCACTAACTTCTTACCAAAAGTCAATCAAGTATTGAATGTAGTTGGCAAGTTTGCTGATACGTTGAATAATATGAGCCCAACTATGCAAAGTGTGGTTGGTTGGACGGCTCTTGCAGCTGCTTCAATAGGACCACTAACTTTTGGTGTAGGTAAAGCAATTAAGGCGTTTGTACTGTTCAAAAGCGGTATAGGAGCAGTATCAACTTTTGTTGGTAAAGTGTTCAAGAAAGATATTTCAAGTATTGGAACTCAATCAACTAAAAGTGCAACAGAGTTTGGAAGAAGTGCTAATTTAATTGTTAAAGCTAGTGATAGTATTAAACTATCAATGTCGCAAATAGGTAGCACATATCAAACGCAGTCAAACTCAATTAGTAGAAATAGTGATGTTATTATTGCAAAACTGAAAGCTATTCAAGTTGAGGCAAGAAACACAGCGACAGCACTTCGTGGCGTTCAAATGAACAACACAGGCGGAAATGTTAAGACTTCAAACAAAAAGACTAGAAAAGAGTTTGACGGTAGAGGAATTGACGTTTATACGACTAAAACAAAGCAATTAGGAGAAACAGCTAGCAATACTGGTAAGAAAGTTAAAAGTCTAGGAAACACTACAACAGTAGTAAGTAACACTGTTAAAGCTAATTCCTCAAAAGTAGCAACCGCAACTACAACAGTAGCGAAAAGTGGCTCTAAAATGGCTAGTATCATGTCTAAAGGAACAACAGCCTTACGAACAATAGGAAGAAGTGCATTAACCGCTACACCATTGCTATTAGACTTAGGATTAGGTTTAGGCGGAACGGCAACAGCAGTAGCAAGCATGGGCGGAAGTTTATTAGCAGGTGCAGGAGCATTAGGAAGCCTTGCCGTTGCAGCCGCACCAGTCGTTGCTGGAGTTGGAGCAGTAGCTGGAGTTGGATATGCAGTGTATAAAGCATTCACGCAAAGTGCAGTACCTGCTGTTGATTTGTACAAATCTAAAACAGAAACAGTCTTTAATGAAGCTACTGGTAGAATGGAGCGTCATACAACCAAGATTAGCGAAGAAACCAAGAAACAATACCAACATTTTTACGATATGTCAAATAACATAAGACAAGCTTCAGAGGGAATGTATGTAGGTTTATACAAAAACGCTAATGAAGGACACCAAGCAATTCTTAAAGCAGTAGAGCAGTATAAAGTTGATTATGTTGCTAAAGTGAATCAAAAGAAAGATGAAACAATAGCAAAATTCAACGAATTGTACGGAAGTTCAACGCATTTAAGTGCTGAAATGAAAGCTAAAATCATTCAAGACGCCCAAGAAACAGCTGACAAAACTATTAAATCAGCTGAAACAAGACTTACTGAAATAACAAGACTTTCTGAAGAATTAAAAAACGCTAGTGGATCTAAAGCAGAAGAATTGAAACGCCGAATAATTCAGTTAACAGATGAACAAGACGCCGAAACAATAAGAATTGTGGCTAAGAATAAAGCTGAACAAGAAATGTTATTTAACAACCTATACAGCAACGTTGATAACATAACAGCTAAACACGTTTCAGATATGGCTATCAAGATTAATGAGTTAAGAGATAATTCGGTTAAAGCCGCTGAAGAAACTAAAAATAAACAGTTGCAATACGCTGAAGAATGGAAAGCACAAAAAGAAATTCTTAACGGTAAGCTTACCGAAAATGAGAGAGAAACTTACGAAAACATGAAAAAAGCAGCAGTTGAAGGCTACGGAAAATCAGTTGAAGAAGCTGAAAGGCTGAGAATACAAGGTTTAAGTAGGCTTAAAAGCGAATACAGCGGTTTAGATAGGTCTGTAGATTTCAACACAGGTAAGATGAAGTCATGGGCTACACAAGTAGCTGAGAAGTTAGGTATTATAAATGCTACTCCGTTGCAAAGCAAATCGGCAACTTACACAATACAGGCTTCAGTAGTTGGAATGGGAGCAGTAAGTCAATTATTCAGTTCTCACTACAACGGATTGGATTATGTCCCTTATGATGGATATAGAGCAAGATTGCACCGTGGAGAGCGTGTTTTAACAGCGGAAGAAAACAAAGAGTATTCAAGCGGTGGAAAAGGCGGAAATATTAATGTAAATATAGATAAAGTCTACAACAACACACCAAACGACGCTAGAAAGATAGCTCAACAATTAGGGTATGAGATTAAGAAACAGAGATTAGGAGGCGGTTTAGCGTGATAACTTTTAAAAACAAAAAAAGTGATAGTTTAGGGATTGTATTTAGTGAACAACCAACCATTCCAACAGGTAAGGAACGAACACAATTTCTTACTGTAGTTGGCAGGGACGGTAAGCTAACTGTAGAAGATGATAGTTTAGAGCCTATTCAAATACCATTAGAGGGACACGCTGAATGCACTAGAGATGAATTAATCAACTATTTCAGAGGAGAGGGCAACCTAATATTTGATGTATTACCCGACCGCTATTATGAGGCTAGAAACGTTGAGGGGGTAAATATCACTTACCCCCTAGGTGATGGAAGATTATTGAAATTCTTAGTAGCGTTGGAGTTAGAGCCTTATTCAAGACCGTTAGAAAATCCGTTAGTAACGTTAGAAAAAGTTTCGTTGATTGAAAACAATACTAATATGGAGGCTAAACCATATCTTAAAATCACAGGAAACGGAACAATAACGCTTAAAAGAAATAGCGTGCAGTTTTTAGAAATTAAAAATGTAGTAGATTATGTTGAAATAAATGGAGAAATGGATTTTATCTCAAAAGGTACGGTATCCATGGAAAGAAACGCCATAGGAGAAGTTTTAACGCTCAAAGAGGGACAAAATCATTTAGAGGTAATAGGAGATGTTACCAAAGTAGAGATTAAATATAATTGGAGGTATCGATAATGGTTAACTTATATGAATATAATGAGACAGATTTTAACCACAGAGGAACGCCTCTAAGGAATTTTTTAAAATGTGAAATAGCCGAAATATTAAACGGCGTATATGAATTAAATTTTGAGTACCCGCTAGAAAGCGACGATAGTCACTTATTAGAAAATGGAAAAGTTTTAAAAGCCAATAACTATGACGGAGAGCAATTATTTAGGATTTTATATCTACAAAAAGACCTTGACACAATTAAAGGGTATGCTTTACATATATCTTACGACTTATTAGGTAACTTCATTGAAGATATATTCATACAAGGAATGAACGGTGCTAGAGCATTGCACGAAGTCTTAACGAGGTCTACTGATGAACATAATTTCATTGGTACAAGTGATATTCAATACTTACACAATTCAAGATTAGTCCGTAAAAACACGCTAGAAGCAATAATGGGAGATAAGGATAACAGCTTGCTATCACGCTGGGGCGGTGAGTTGTATCGTGATAATTTCCGCATTAATTGGCTAAATAAAATTGGTAATGACAAAGGCGTAAGTATAAGATACGCTAAAAATCTTACAGGCTTTGAATACAAAGTCGATTTAAGCGGATTGGTAACACATTTCATACCAAAAGGCTTTGACGGCTTATTATTACCTGAGAAATATGTTGTTTCACCTTTAGCTAACAACTACAAGCCTATTGTTAAACGCAAAGTATTAGAACTAGAAGAGGTAGTTAGTAAAAAAGTTAGCCCAACACAAGAAAACGCCGTTGACCATGAACAAGCGTTAGCTTTGCTAAAAGAAAAAGCGAATAAGGCGTTTGAAAATGGTGCTGACAAACCTGAAATAACTTGCACAGTTAGTTTTGTAGACTTATCTCAAACAAAAGAATATAAACGCTTTAAAATACTTGAAAAGATATATCTAGGCGATACTGTAGAGGTTGAGTACAAAAAGATAAAAATTAAAACTAGATGTGTAGGATATACTTACGATTGTTTACAAGACCGTTATTTAAACGTGCAATTAGGCAACACTCCCGAACCGAACTTATTAGCAAACGCCATTAATCAACAACAAGCGTTAATGGAACGTGTAGAGCAAATAGAACGTGGCAATGTTGAAAAGGCAAAAGAAGCGATTAAAGCAAGTTTAAACGAGGGATTAGGTAGTAACATTAAATACTATAAAGACCGTATTTTAATAATGGATACGGATAGCGAAGAAACGGCTAGAGTAGTATGGAAATTCAACTCAAATGGTTTAAGTGTTAGCACTAGCGGAGTAAATGGCGAATTCAGAATGGCAACTACAAAAGACGGTATGTTTTTTGCTGAAATAATTACAGGTTTAAAAATCAATTCTAAAATGATTGAAACAGGTGCTATTGATTTTGAACACTTATCATCTACTGTATTTAGCAAAGTCAGAGAAGGCTTAGTAACAACTAAGGGATTAAGTGAATTTCTAGTTACAAACGAGGGCTTAAAGCAAAAGATGAATCAGATTATATCTGAGGAATTTGAAGCTAAAAAACAAGAACTCAAAGGCGATAGCAGTTACATTCACAAGAAATATTCTAACAATGCCAATGGTACACCTATGACAGATGATGTAAATTCAAAATACATGGGAATTTACACAGGTACATCTAAGACACCACCAGCAAACGCAAGCGACTATAATTGGATAAAGATTAAGTTTGAAGAACGTTTAGTCAAGGGATATGCAAACAGCAAGACTGGGCTTGATTTCACAACGGTTGAACCTGTTGAGGAAAGTAAACTGGTTGCTAAGAATAGACCGAGGGTAAGAATAACTAACAATAACGATATATCAGATATATGGCAAGCTAATGATGAAGTGTTCTTGAAGCCTAATATAATATATAGGTTAACCGCTAGAGCTAAGGGAAACGCCAATGAATTACACGCTTATATTATTGATTGCAACACAAATGAACTAATCACTAAGTCGCCTATTAAATTCTGGTGGTCTGAAATTGAAACAAAGGGAACTATATTCAGAGCACCAGCAAACATAAGTACCAATAATGTATGGTTAAAATTCGTATTGCAACCCGAGGACGCAAACTGGGAAGGTGTAGAGGTCGATTGGTGGACTATTCAAGAATCAAAAGGTACACAAAAACTTGAAGATTTCCCACTTAACGAACCAGCACAATATCAAAAATTCAGATACTTTGGATATGCGAATGTAACGGACGGCAAACCTACAGCCGATAAGTTTGAGTGGTTCGACTTGCAGAAAAAATCTATGCAAACTGACAAGTATACGCATTTAGTTTACTCAGATAATCCTGATGGCACAGACTTTGGAAAAGCTCCTAAAAAGTACATGGGAATAGCAAGGACCACATCTCCAGTTACACCTACGAACAAAGAGGATTTCAAATGGTTTAAAATCACGGGAGAGGACGGACACTCCTTAAATGCTTATTTAAGACTTGAGGGAAGTTATTTAAACGGAAATATCGCTAATTTTGGAGCGTATGTAAAAGTAATGTATGACGGTGTGCAGATAAGTAATTTCGATATTTCTCACTCATACAGAGGAGCTAGCTTTTCAGAAACGTCAAATCAAGCTAGTACAATCGCTCCTAACGGTTTAATTACTAATATGGTACTAAATGCTAGCAAGACAGACGGAACGCCGTTATACGTTGATATAACGGTTAAATACAAAGGTTTAACATCTGTTGCTAGTGCGAGGTTAGATAATACGGTAGATGTTGAGTTAGTCAACAATACTATCAACAAATTTAAGACCTTTGAAAGTACGCTTGATAAATTTGAAAGCAAAATTGGCGAGATTAGTAAGCAAAAATTCAAAATGGCTTACAACATTGAAAATTTGTGTTCGGAAACAAATTCAGAAAAGAAAGGGAATGACCTTTATTTCAACACAAAAAGACCGCTAGAAGCTAACAAGTATTATTACATTTTGGCTTATTTAAAAAACGCACCTGAGGGGAGATTCGCTAGGATATATTATGCTGACGATAATGGCGATAATAAATTAATATCAAACGGCTTGAATGTGTGGAAAGTTAAATACAACTCCCAACAAACTAGAGTTAACATTTTTAGTCAAGGTTCAGATACTACGATTAAAAATGTTGAAGTATATGAGGTGCCTGAAATTCCGTTCCCTGAGGAAGATGTGTTGGCGACAGTTGAAAATACGGTGAGTTATTTTAATTTAAAATTTAACCGAAAAGTCAAGCCTAACGAAATATTAAAATTGACCTTTAATGTAAAAGGTCAACCTACAATTAACTATGGTTATTATTGCGAACCAGGAGTTTTAGCTAAAAAACCATTAGTTGAAGGTGTAAATACTTTTATATTCAAGCCTAGGGAAGAAACCGACAAAATTCAATTTTCTAACGAAGGTAACGGGGTAATAGGAGAGAAGAGTAATTTTAAATGTGTAAAAGTAACACTTGACAAAGGTTACAGGAATGAATATAACATTTCAGAAATGGAGAGCACAATCAGTCAAACTAAAAGTGAAATAGAGCACGCCGTAAGAAAAGACAATTTTGGAACGGTGTTGACTCAAAACGCCGAATATTTAAGACTTGCGTGGAATAACATATCGAAGTTTATTCAATTTGAAAATGGGAGTATGTCGTTTTACGAAGGCGGTCAAATTAACAATAATAAATTAGTGGCTAGACTAAATGATTCAGGGTATCAGATGTGGCGTGACGGTTATTATTTAGGGGCAATAGGAACGAACTCTTATAAAGAAGATGTATCTAAGAAAGGAATTCAATTCGATTTAAACTATGACGGTTGGTTCATGGGTTGGGCGTACCAGACACAAAAAAACGCTAACTATTATAATTGGAAATGGGTTTATTCGTCAGGAAATTTTGCGTCGTATAAGGCTAATACGCTTAATGCTGGGTGCGATATAGATTTACATGGATATAAACTCAGAAATGGTTATATTAACCCAACTGAATTTCGGGTTGAAGGTGGAGTAACAACAGATTCTTATGATTTTATGTTAGCAGATGGTCGTTCTTTAACAATAAGATTTAAAAATGGTTTTGCATTAAGATAATAGGAGGTAATTAATATGGAAGGAAAAATAGCAACATTTGAAAGTGATTTAATTAAATTTATTGAAATTTCAGCAAGGGACTATCAACTCCCGCCGTTTGTAGTCGTCGGAGTTTTAGCGAAAATTTCTAACGATTGGAAAAGTAAGGAGTTAGTACAAGTGGTGGAATCTTACAACGAAATAATTAAATCGTTTAACGAGCAAATCTCAAAAGGAGAAAAAGAAGATGTACAAGATTAACTACAAAGACCGAATTTTCAACGACAACGCGACAGTAACTGGTTTAAGGGTACAAATTCAAGACGGTCAAACAATTATCACTAGAATTTTAAACGGTAATCATGACCACAAGACAGATGAGGATTTAATCGAGTTAGTGCTGGAACAATTCTATCAAGAGACTTACCCCAACCGCGCAGAGAATGAGAAGTTTGCGAAAGTTGATGAGAAATTACAGTTAATTGATAAGAAATTGGCTGAAATGGACAAAGTTAAAAAAGAGCTTGATGTAACACAAGGCTCGGTTATGGAGCTTATCACTCAATTGGGTGATAAATTGGCTAAAGGAGATGAACAGCATGAAAAAGCTGATAAAACTCAAGAAAACGGCAAAGGAGGTGAAAATAATGATGGCAATGTTATTCGCAATTAATATCGCTAAAGGCAAAAGAACATTCGCAAGTGTTCCGGCGTTCTTAAAAGAACAAGTTAAGGAATGTTTAATTGATATGGATCTAGAGCATTTAGCACACGAATAGTATCAAGGGAGCTTAATTGCTCCCTTTTAAAATTTAAAGAAGGTGAGGACAATGATTGTGTTTGAAATAAGCCATTTCATTTCAATAGTTGCGATTGGCCTTACTGCTCTAATTGCGTTGTGGAATATTCATATCAAAAGTAATGAGCAGGCGGGTAAATTAAAAGAAATGGAAATCAGGATAAAAAATAATGAGGATAAAATAAAAGAATCTAAAATTAAAATAGATAAGTTGGAAGAACGTGACGATTTAGTAGTTGAAGTAAGAACAGAGCTAAAGCACGTGTCAAAGCGACTTGATGAAATAACTAAGAAATTAGGAGGAGATAAATAATGATAAACTGGAATGTAAGACTAAGAAATAAACGATTTGTATTGGGGCTTGTGAGTGCATTAATTTTAGTTGTTCAAGCAGTAGCAAAAGTGTTTGGATTGCATTTTAATTTGGATAATTTCAGCAACAATATTGCAGAGGTGATTAATTCAGTGTTTGCAGTCTTAGCATTGCTAAACGTAGTTAGCGACCCTACTACAGCAGGATTTGGAGACAGTGAACAAGCCTTAACTTACGACAAACCAAAGGAGGACAAATAATATGGCAATAAACACAGAACAAGCGATAGCATGGATGGATGCAAGACGTGGTAATGTAACTTACTCAATGGCAAGTAGACTAGGACCGAACTCGTACGACTGTTCAAGCGCGGTATATTTCGCATTAAGAAGTGCAGGAGCAAGTGACCACGGTTGGGCGGTTAATACTGAATACATGCACGATTGGTTAATTAAGAATGGATATACTTTAATCGCGGAAAATCAAGGTTGGGATGCTCAACGTGGCGATATATTTATTTGGGGAGCTAGAGGTCGTTCAAGCGGAGCGTTTGGTCATACAGGTATGTTCACTGACGCTGATAATATAATACATTGTAACTATGGATACAACGGAATTACAATCGACAATCATGATGTAATTTGGGAAGCGAACGGTTGCCCTTATGTGTATGCTTATCGTTACACAGGAGAAGCTCCTCAAGACAATATTTCTAGCGAGTTTGCACGAGAATTAGATGTAAATACAGAATTAAAAGCTTCTGATATGCCTTACTATGAAGCGGAACTTTCAGAAGATTATTTCGTAGAAACTTCGCCTGATGTTAATTCAGAGGATAAGGAATTGTTAAAAGCTGGAACAAGAGTTCGAGTGTATGAAAAACGCAACGGCTGGGCTAGAATTAACTATCCAGAATCTAACCAATGGGTAGAGGATGCTTACCTTGTGAATGCTACTGATATGTAGATTAAGAATTTAATAAAGACGCTATTACACCCCCTTTAATTAGGGGGTATTTTTTATTGACAAAAAAATTGAACAGGTGTAGAATGAATTTAAGTGAGTATATCACTTAAATTTAATTT